TGTACTATCAGCAAGTTTAGATGCAGTACCTGATTGCATACCTCCTAATGTATTTAACTGTCCATTAGTAACATCTAAATCAGTAGTCCATACTTTATTCCATCTGGTACTAGAACCACCTATGTCACGAGTACCAGTAGGTAGGATATTTGAGCCAATCTTAGAATTTAATGTAACCGTATTACTATTAGAAGCACCAATTTGTATATCACCATAATTAAATACATCATTAAAATGACATTGATCCCATCTTCTATTACTTGCGCCTAAGTCATAGCCAATTGTTCCTGAAGAGGTATTTGTAACTAAATCACTAGATATAAGACCGTTACCACTAATTTGAAAATTTGCTGCAGTAAGAATACCACTAACTGTAGCATTGCTGCTAGTTGTTAATGTTGAACTCGTAACTGTAGTAAAACTACCTGCAGCTGCTGAGTTGGCTCCAATAGTTGTACCGTCTATAGCACCACCATTAATATCTACTGTTGCTAATGTTGAAGCACCATCTACATTTAATGTATGATCAAAATCTGCAGCACCTTTAACGGTTAGAGTATCAGAACTATGATCACATAAAGTAGTATTACCATAGCTATATAAATTATGGATATGTGCATAATGCCAAGTATCTCCTGCAGCTCCTAAACCTTTAAAAGCACCATTAGGTAATAAACTTGAATTAATTTTACCATTAACTACAATTAAATCTGTATTTGCATCGCCTAAAGTAGTATTACCATTAACAGTTAATGTTGTAAATGCACCTGTAGAAGGTGAAGAAGCACCTATGGTTGTACCATCTATAGCACCAGCATCTATATCTACTGCATCTAAATAAGCTGTACCATCAATGTATAGATCTTTCCATTCTTGATTAGACGCACCTAAATCAACAGTACCGTCTGCATTTGGTTTGATATCTTTAAATGCTTCAATGTAAGTCTCATTAACTCCGAGAACTCCAGCATTGTTAACTAAGAATAAGTGTTTTTCACCTGTTGGAACGTAAGAATAAGTACTACGAGTAGATCTAATTTCTAAACGATCAAACCATCCATCTGTATCCCAATCTATTGTGGCATCATCACCATTACCAAATTTTATTTTTACATCATCGTCTAAACTTATTGATTCAAATATACCCTTTTGATTCTGCTCTTCCTGTAGAGCATACAATACTTGATCTTGATTATTGTTTAAGTCTACTGCTCGTATAGACGATCCAGCAGCGTAGACACCTTTAGCACTATCTACATCTGTATCTCTATATACTCTTACTACTACACCACTTGCAGGTGCAGAGCTAAATACCACCTGAGCAGGACTTATAGTTGCTGCGTATCCAGTTGTTTGTGTTACTCCATTTAAAGCAACTTTAATGTCTTCAGTTTTTAAAACAGGGAACGGATAACTAAAGGTGGTAGTTGACGCATTACCTGTATATTCTTGATAAGTTGTTGCCATTAATCATTGTGTTATTTGGTATGGCGGGTGTATTTTTTATCTATAAATGTCTAGTACGTTGCTAACATTTTTGTTATAACTAGAAGTGTTATACATTGATTCAAGATTTTGAGTAGATAATCTTCTTTCTTCTTCTTGTAATGCTTTAACCTCTGGATTCTGTTGAACTTGCGCCCAAGCTCTACGTCGTGCATCTTCTATTATTTGATGGATTAAGGTGTTATGAACATAAGCTGTTCTTGGATCCATCTCACGTCTACCAGCTGCTAGATCATTTTGCATTGCAGCTAAAGACATCTGAACCTTACGATTCTTAGATAGTTTATTTAACTGAGCTTCTATATTTTGATCACCTATAGCTTTCATAAACATTGATCTAACAGTAGCGTTCTGACTTAGGTCAGTACCATCAGGTGCAGAGTATGTAGACATTCTTAAGTCATAACCACTATCAAATAAAAGCTTTCTACCTGGACCTTGATCTAGGTTGAATTGAACAGGACTAAACATATTGAACATACGTGTTGGGAAGTCCCAGTCTTTAATAGGTTGACCATTAAGCATGTCGTATTTAGTTGGTATCTCTTTAACAGCTAAACGCTCACTAATTAGGTTTCTATTTCTAATTGCATCACCTATACCAGAGTTCAATTCCTTCATGTAAGGATTAAACAATTTACCTAGTTCATTCCTCATAGAAGACATAGGTATGGTGTTGTTTGCGAGACCAGCAATTATTCTTTCAAATTGACCTGGCTTACCTGCAAATAAATCAACAAACTGCTGCATACCAGCAAGATAAGACTTACTTGAAATACCTTGCATCATAACGACTGCAAGTTTCTGGAAGTTATCTTCTGTCCATTCCTCACCCATTAACTGACTATGATCACCAATGTCACCAATAGTTGAAAGAATAAGGTTAAATGGTTCAAAAGCATCATAACTAACCCATACATCACCTAGCTTTATACTTCTAGGTTTCCAACCTGCATCAATCCATACTTGTCGTTTCTGTCTATCAGTAGGACCATTACCAGTAAGACCACCATTCATAAAGTGAATAGATGCCATAGAGATAATTCCACTACCAATAGCTAGTCTTCCTCTTTGTAATGCCTTAGCATTAGCTAGATCATCTGCAGTTTCAATACCATACTTAAGTACATCTTGTAGGTTATCTGGATTAGCAAAAGCTATATCATTCCATTCCTTAACAAGAAAGTTAAACCCAGGTGTATGTTTAGCAGTTAGTGCTAATCCATTTACACCAGTACGAGCAAATAAGAAGAATGGTTTAGCCCAAGGTGCTTTATCAAATACTTCATTCAAGCCTTTTGAAAAGCCTGTTAAGTCAGTAGTTAATGTAGCTTCTTTCTTAGCAAAGATAGTAGCTGCATCAGTGATGTTTCCATCAGCATCTGTTATTTGACCATAAAATCTATCTTCTGCATTCTTTAGTAGATCAGGTGTTATCTCTGTGATATTACCTTTGTTTAATTGATCCATTGCTAGACGCATTGCCTTTTCTTTAGCTCTGGATCTAGCCAAGATGTACCCAAAGGTATCATCAGTAGCTGCCATGATCTTGGTTGAATAAGTAAGGAACTTATTATTGTTCATAGCTCTAGCCATATTAGCTAGATAGAACGTACCTTTATCACCTAAAGATGCTCTATCACTATTCTCTATCCAGTCTCTATACATCTCCCATTGTTCATCACCTTTAGTGATTTCATTGAACCTAGATTTGATACTTGCTACATCACCAGTCCAATAGGAGTTAAGTTTAGTTTTAAATAAAGTCCAAGCTTCTGGTATTGCTTCAACCATTCCATGAACAGCTGCTAATGAAGCACGTTTAGTAGCAGCATCACCAGATAATGTTGCACCAAGAACTTGTGATAAAGGACGTAAGAAGGTAGCTGTACTTGTACCTAAGATTGCTCTAGCTGGTGTTTTAGGACCACTAAGAACACTGTTAATCATTACACCTTGAAGTTCTCTTATTAATGCACCTGTTTTAGCTTGACCATTAAAGTCACCACCTTTTAACTTCTTACGAATCCAAGCATCAAAGTCTGTGACATTATGAATATCATTAGACATTGATACAGTTTCAAAGATAGCTCTAAATAGATCATCATCTTTACTATTACCAGCTAGTTTCATAGCTAATCTGAAAGCATCTACTGATTCAGCTACTTGTGTATCTACAACTTCTCTAACTGCACCTGCACCAAGGTTTCTAAATGACGCAGATTTAGTCTTCTTTGCTAATTTAATTTGAGTTAAACCAGCAATTAACTTGTCATACATTGCTTTAGCTGGACCATCAATATCTGCTACATCAGCTATCTCAAAGAGTTCTCTACCAGCTATACCTAAATCTCTTAGTTCTTTTACAAGAGAACCAATAATTAAATCACCAGCTACTACATTACCAGACTTCCAGATTTCTCTATCGTCAATTCTATCTGTATCTAAGTTGAACTCTCTCCAGAAATCTTCAGTAGATACATCACTTGTATTTCTACCTTCAATAACTCTCTGCATCTTCTCAGCAGATTCACCCCATACATCCATAAGTGATTTACCTGATGCCTTAGCATTAGCGATTTCTGTTTGAATTCGTTGGTCACTCATGAAATCTGATAGAACTTCTTTTAGATGTTCTTCAGCCATTTCTGCATTGATAGCTGTTCTTTCTAATTGAACTGGAGTTGTAAGTGAATCCGTAGATCCATTCTCAGCTCCCCACTCTTTCCTAGATCTTGATAGCTGTTTCCTTACGTCAAATGGCTTACCATTAGATGTAGGTGCAGCTTGCCAAGGGTCAGCGATTGGTTTGTTTTTATAACCACTAAAGCCAGGTATTTCTAATTGAGTTACTGCTTTCTGAGTTACTTGATCTTTAACACTTTGTTCTCTAGCAACAGCTTTAGTTAAAGCATCTTCAGCTCCATCTTCAACTATCTCTTTACCACCTTTTCCTTTCCTTACTTTTCTTACTCCCTTACCAACTAAGATACTGAATCCATCGAACACAGCACCTATACCCATACC